TCACAAATTTTGAATCCGAGTCATTATACTTTAACCCATTACGAATTAAATTATCCACAGCCGTACAGAATAATGGTTCATTAACTTCTATTATAGGTAAAGTATCATCAAGTATTACCTGACTAACATATGCCGTCGAAGACAAATAGTCCTTGAGAATGTCCTTGATACTACATTCAGATTTATTTAGGACAACATCCTTCTTAACAAGATTGGTAAATTCATATACACCTCTATAAACTTTCTGTGAATGTTTTAATCCCTCCTTAATCATTTTAAGTGGTGCTTCAATTTTAAGATTGGTGATGTCTTCGTGAGTAATTCTTCTCTCTAATGAACTCAAACCTCTCGGCATATAGGTATTAATACCAGAGTGCATATCGTGTCTTAATATCTTTGCAGCATGTTCTAAATAAGTGTTCTTCCTATCTAGTTCAACAGATTGTTCCATAATTTTGGTAACATCTTGTCGTATGGATGAAAATCCTAATAGTTTCCCATCATCATTAAATCTTGCCCTGATATATGTATCAACCCAATAATGAGAACCATCTTTCGCAACATTACATACTACATCATTCCATATCTCACCCCTCATTACTGTCTCATACATTTTACCCCAATACCCATCGGGTTGTAATCCTGAATTAACAATACTGTGGTCTTTACCTTTAACTTCCTCTAACTTCCAACCTGATATCTTTTCAAACTTATCATTAACATAAGTTATTCTTCCCTTTTCATCAGTTGTGGAAACAATCGTTGCAGTATTAATAAATTTATCAGTGTCCGTAAATTCATTAATTGATTGTAATTTATAACCGACTAAATTTAATAGTGAATTAAAAAGTAAAGAGATTTTATTCATTATTCATAAATACTCTTTACAAACAAAAAACCCCTCTTAAATTGAGGGGTTTGTTTTTTCAATCTCTTCTAAAACTTCTTTCAGTCCGTCCACCATTCCTTGAAAATATTTCTCTTCCTGTGTCCGTTGTTTGAGTTTATTATTGATTTCAATCTGTTTTACTATGAATTCTTTTAGTTCTACCATATTATTTTTTTAACATTCTCTTGTTCAATTATAACATTTCCGCTCACCTCAATCAACTTTCCAGTTTCACGATTTGTAAAGTAATATCCGTCAGAACCTTCTTCACTAATCACCTTACCTGTTGAGTGATAAGTGATAACAGTATCAGGTCCCAATACTTTAACCGTAAAGGTGTCACCATATCCACCCATCTTACTCATTGTAGCGTCAGTACAAGATACCATTGTCGCCATAATTGTTAGTAATGCAAATAACATTACCACATAAAAATTTGATTTTCTCATATTATTCTCCTTCTTCTTTAATTTGTGTTTTTTGTTCTTTTTTTGGTTCTTCAAGCCAGTTGTAAAAATCTTCAGCGTTGTCATAAATTCCACCCTGAAATTTAATCTTCCGAGCTTCAATCGCCATCATTAAGGCGAATTGTCTGTTTGTTAATCCATTCATAGTATATCTAATTGTTTAGTTTCCAAATCAATTGTAATGTCAAAAGGTTTTTGACTATGATTATAACGCTCATCCAACACAGATGAGTTGAAAAAGTGTGTTCCATTCTTCTCAACATAACCATAACCTGAGTGGATATGTCCGCAGTTGTGAATTAAGGGATGTAATGTTTCCAATCGTTTTGCAAGCATTTCACATCCAAGATTAAAATCACGACGGTTAACAACTGTATCCAAAATACCCCAAGCCGGTCCGTGTGTCAATAAGATATCCGTATCGTCAGGAATGTCTTTCCACTTTTGTTCCAACTCCCATCCGTTTCGTGGTAGGTTGTAAGCCCAATTGTAGAACTCAGGTTGCCAAGGACTTCCATAGATTTTCAATCCCTCAAACTCAACGAAGTCATCAATCAAACAAACAACACCTTTGTCATTAAAATCACGAATCATCTTCCAAGCGTCAAATGGTTTGTCCTCAATGTATCTGTCGTGATTACCAGGAATGAATACCTTCATCTTGTATGGTAACTCACTGAACCAAGTTAAGAAGTCATATAAGTCTTCCCAATCATACCCTGAGTTCATCACATCACCACTATGTAAAATCAAGTCACCACCACTTACAAGGACATTTCTTTCCTTTGTGTGAGTATCAGACATTAATGTTACTTTTATCGTTTTCATTTTACAAATATACTAATAATTTTTAATCCCACCAACTTCTAATATCAGTTCCATCAAGTTTTTCATAAAAATCTTCACCTGTCTCTCTAATTAAGTCATAGTCAGGTCCCTTAATGATGTAACAAAGTTCTTCCCAATATTCTTTTTGGATTTGGTGGGACCTTTCCAAGATTTTGTGATTATGTTCTTTTTCTTCGGGAGTATCTTTATCTAATAACTCATATGAACCTTCATGCCCTTCTGCCGGCACGAACTCCCAAGGATGTAAAATCATTTCAATACCCAATTCCTTTTCGGCTTCTTCAATGAATGTATCGTGAACACAAACATCAATAAGATATGATAGTCGTTTCATCTTTGCAACTTTCTTCATACGACTCTCATCAACTTCGTGTCCACGAGTTTCAATTTTCCATGTCATATCATCAACCGCAGTTTTTACCCAAGGTAAGATAGAACCGTCACCATTATACCAAGTGTGGTTCCATAAGTTTTTACGGAACAACCAAAGATTACGGAAAAAGTTTGGTAGGTCATATCTAAATAAGTCCACGGTTTTCCAATACCATCTTTGCCGGTTTACCATCCGTTCAAAGCTATCAAAAAATGAGTCTGCAAATTTTGTTTTCATCGTATTAATTCATCCATATCAAGATTATTCTCTTCCATTAGTTCTCGTAGCTTGTTGAAGACATCATCAACTCCTTTGTAATATTCTTCTCCGTACTCAGAACCCATAGTTATTCTTTTACGGGCGTTACTTGTCATTTCAGACAGGACAATTGCCATATCAGTCGACTTAACACAACGCAAGTGAGCCATTCTGTCATCAAAGTCATCTAAATCAAATTCTAATTTTGCTTTCATTATTCAAATATACAATAAAATTATTCTTCTTCCAAATCTTTATCAGGATTAAATTGCTCAAAGTAAGTGTCGTCATCCATTGCTTTCCACCCACCTTCACCTTCCATTGATGTGAAGGCAAGTGTTACAACACAATTTCTAATACCTTCAAGTTCTCTTTCAATATCGTAAATTTCCAAATCAACGATATCATCACCATCAATTCGGCGATTTAATTTAGAAACCAAAGAGTTATAACTTCTTAACAAATGGTTTCTTAGTCCGTCCATGCTTACTTCCATCACTTATTTATTTTATAGATTTCATAATATATTGTGTCACCAACTGAATAGTTCTTCAAGGTTTTGAATGTTGTTGTATCATCAATCGTAACATCGTAATACAAATTCATTTCATCCTGAACACTTCTCGGTATGTGTCGTTTAACACTGGTTATCACATGTTTTTCTCTACCCATATGGGTAACTTTTTCATTACTATCTTTTAGTACGATAGCAATGATACACATTGCAAACAATGCTATTGCGGTTCCGACGACAAAATTTGCCCAAAAATTCTTTTCATTCATAACTTTTTATATTCAGGTTTTAAATAATTCCATATTACTTTATCAGTATTCTTTCCATCCCATATCAAAAAACATAATGCCCTTATCTTTGGGTGGGTCTTACATTCTTCCAAATGTAATGCAAATTCTTTCTTTGATGGTTCAGGGTCTCTATCACCATACTTACCATATCGGAAATAGTCGTGTATTTTACCAGCATATTCACCATAACGATAGTGGTCGTATCTTAAATCCGCAACATACATCCTTATCTTCTTGTAGAACTCGTCAGGAACATCTTTCAACAATTCCAACACATCCTTACCCTCACTCAACATTTCCCATATCGCAGTGGTAGATACATTGGTCATTATCTTATGTAGACGAAGATACTCCTCACCCTTAACTTTCATTCTATCACCATTAGAGAAACGAACAACAAACCCTTCCTCATCATCCTTTATCATTTCTTTTAAGACAGAGTAATCGTTTATACCGTCATACTTCTTAACGACTTTGAAACCAAGATTGTTTATTAAGTTCTTCAATCTAACATCAACATCCTCTCCATATAAATCAACCTCATACCCAGTTTCAGTGTTTATCATTCCAAGTAATACCAAATCTTCGTATGGGTATTTCACAACTATACGATTCTCATCATATATTATTTCAAACAAGTAAGTATAGTCCTTATGTAGTTTTTGATAGTCGTACTTCTGTAACATCTCAAACCCTTTAACCGCTTGGTCAGAGGTAAAGGAACCACGAGTTGCCATTACCCATTCACCTTCGTAGTTGAATAGTATTCCCAAAGAACCGTCCATCTTATCGTACACATCAAATTCAGGAGTTGCAGTATGTTTACCTTCCTCCAAGTTGAAGAACTTCTTAAATGGTCGGGCAACAACCTTCCCATTTCCATCAGTCACTAGTCCACGAGTTTGTAGGGTAACATCGTCCCATTTACCTTCGTATTGAACGGTTTCGGTATAGTTCCATATAGTCAAAGGAAGAGTCGGATGTACTTGCTTGTACACCAACCCTTCCTCAAAATATTTGTTTAGAACTTCATTCATTTGACAAAGATAATAAATTTAACTTAAACTTTCAGGTAAAAATAACAAAGTTGGATTTTTTTTCTGAATATCAACATCAGGATAATGTTTGCTGAACTCCATCACATCAAATCTTTCAGTGATAAGATGATAACCATTTTTGGTTGGGATTTCACTTATGATTTTATCCTTACCAAAAGGAGGACAACTATCAATTGCAAGTTTAACCTTTAATAACTCTTTGTTATCCTTACTATCAATGTCAACAATCCATCTCTTCTCATAAGTTTTAATCTGACCTACAACTGAGTCAAACAAACCTTTCTGATTGGTCTGTCCGTTACGAATTCTTTCAGCCAAAGATACCATCATTTCCAAAGAGACATCCTTATGGTTTTGTTTCTGGACATGGATATAAGCACGAGCTTTAAACATTTCACAAAGTTGTTTAATCTCATCGTATCGTTTCTCCAAATACTCAACACTATTAACACAATAAGTTTTGATGGTGCGAACTGACTGGTGATTATCTCTTTCACCTTCGGGTTGGTCTTTCTTTCGTTTGAAAACATAGAGCATGTAGAAGTCACCATCGTTTTCAAAGTTCAGTAAATCTTTTATTAACTCTATATTATCAATCATTTTAATACAAATCTTCTGAGAATAATCCTATTCTCGGGTTATACAATTTATCATATTCTACTTGTTCAGCCTCAATCGCCAGTCTCATTGACTCAAACCTGTCGTAGAAATTACCTTTATTTGAAAGAAATCCTTGCTCATTTTCCCCAACCGCATCAGGTCCACTCACCACACTTCGTAACTGACCAAGTGTTTTCATTATGTCAATACAATGCCCGTGTCTGTGTCCACAAACAACGACACCCTTATCAACATTCTTGGGTAAGAATGTTTGTGTCGGCAAATCTTTATACCATATCGCCGCACAGATGATATACTCCTTAGTCATTCTTAGTCCAAGGTTGGTTCTTATGCTTACGCTTACGAGTATAGTCCTTCTTACTCTTTTGTACCATTGGACGAGTTACCATCCATATCTCTTGCATTGTTACCTCAATAGTTTTCATTTTATTGTAGTATTAGTCGTTAGTGTTCCTTAATTGTTTCACAAAGATATATCAATCCTGAGTTTATTCCAAATAAAAACCCCAAAATATTTTGGGGTCTTATCTTTAAAGTTTGACTTCAAACCTATCTTTCATGATTTGGACTTTGTCCTCAGGAACTCCGTGTAGGTTTTCACCACCATGTCGGTTTTCGACAATTACTGAGAATACAGTATATCCGTATGTCTTAGCCATATCGTAATATGTCTTCATTTCCCATTCTTGTGTGAATGTATTGGACACAGCAATCTTTTCTTCCTGGTTGAACATGTGGTCTTCAACCATTTCCTGACACCAAGCGTGAGCGTCTTTGATTTTGGTGTAGTCAAAGTTATATATCCCTTGTGAATTAACAAAGAACATATCAGCCTCAAACACAGGACAATTCAAAGACTTAGCGAATGTTGATTTTCCACACCCTAGCTAAGGCACTCCCCTTACAAGGTATAAAACCTTATTGGGGAGTGCAGTATTTTTTATTATTTCCATATATTTATTGTTAGAGGTATTCTTGATACCGAATACAAATATAAGTAAAAAAATGAATATGACAACATTTATTAGAAAATGTCCTGTATGTAATTGTGAAATTTCATATACGAACAAATACAATATGTTAAATGCCGAAAAAAAACATTCAAAATGTAAAAGTTGCGGTATAAAAAACGCAATAACTGACGAGGTTAAAAAAAATATGTCAGAAAGGTTTAAAGGAGTTAATAACCCAATGTACGGTAAAACTGGTGAGTCCAATCCATTTTTCGGAAAAAAACATACAGATGAAACTAAACAAAAAATAATTAAAAATAGAGATTATTCAATTTATAAAAGCAATGATTTCAAACAAAAAATTTCCAAATTAACATCAGGGAAAAATAATCCAATGTTTGGTAAATCTGTTTATAGTGTTTGGATTGAAAAATATGGTAAAGAAATTGCTGATGAAAAATTAACTGAATATAAGAAAAAACAATCTCTAAACAATTCAGGTGAAAAAAATACAATGTATGGAAAACCTGCACCCATAAATTCAGGTAATGGTATTTGTGGTTGGTATAAAGGTTGGTTTTTCCGTAGTTTACTTGAATTGAGTTACATGATTTATGTAATAGAAAGGTTTAATCTAATTTGGGAAAATGGTGAATTAGAAAAATATAAGATATCATACACACAAGATGGTGTTAGTAAAAACTACTTTCCAGATTTTGTAATAAATGGGAAATACATTGTTGAGTGTAAACCAAAAAGATTATGGATGACCTCAAAAAATTTACTAAAATTTGAATTTGCTAAAAAATATTGTAAAAAAAATGATTATGTTTTCAAAGTTCGGGATATTAGAAAAATAAAAAAACCTGAACTATTATTTTTAATAGATTCAGGTTTGGTTAAGCTAACTAATAAATGGATAAATAAGATTTTATAATACTTTATTTTTCATAGTCGTCGGGCATTTCTGATATTACATTTTTTCTCCACCACTTAGCAAATTTACTACTTTCAAACTTACTAACCAAATATTCTCCAATAAGTATTATTCCAACACAGAATAAAACTGCCAAGAAACAAATGAAGAAGAAAGCTTTAATGAAGTAAAACATATTATCGGTATTTGTTATAAAGGTTATTAATCATTTCAAGTTCTTCCTCTGTCATTGAGTAATACTTGTTTGAGATGGTGTGTAGCTTACCTATAAACTCTTCTTCCATCGGACTTATCTTATCTTCATGCCAAGGCTGTAATGGGTGCTTTGCAAGGTGTCCGTCTTCAATAAGAGCAGTAATCACTTCCTTGATTTCTCTTTTTGAACAATTAGTTAAAAACTCGTCAACATCAATATCTAAATCAACATCAACATTATAAGCTGTGAAGTTTGGCATATTATTTTATTTATTATTAGTTACAAAAACATCTGCGGTTTTAGGTATCTCAGGATAGTTATCATCAATCCATTTGTGAAAATTTACTGGTCCAATCCCCATATCCAAAATATTAAAATTTTCGTCAACTAATTGGATTAGTTGAATTCTTTGTTCAACGGTTAATGTAAACTCAACTATCATACAGTATGTGGTATTTGAACTCTAACACAAGTTTGTGGTTTCACCTCGTTCATCCAAAAGTTATTGATGTAACCCATGATGTTAGCCGACCCAATAGGATTTGCAGAATGAACTACAACAATTGGGAACATTACCGGTTCCTCCTTTTTGGTGAAGTAGTCCATCTCCAATCTTTCAGGATACTTAGAATAAAATTCATCAACCAAGAACTTAGCAACGTCATATCCGGTTTTCTCTGAAATATTGTTATAGTCCAATTTGAAATTAGGAGATACATTGGTGTGGTACTCATTCATTGCACTATCACCCAAGTCGTGGTCCAATGAGATTGTATGAACATTCTTAATACCAACATTCTGAACCAAATTAACCAACTGATGATAATCTCTAACAACCATCCAGTCTTTATCCTTTGGTGTTCTCACATCGTCCAAATATATTTTCATATTATTCTCCTTTTATTTTTTTGTAAACCTCTTCAACTCTTTTCATACCCACATCCGTAAGCCAAATTTCAAATACAAAAAAGAATATCCACCAATTATAATCAACCAATTCAGTTATCTTGTAATCACTGAACACATCAACTAACAAAATTACCATAAAATAGATTGGTAGTAACGAATACAATACCAACCAAATCCAATTAAAAACTTTTTTCATATATTATATTTTCTACAAATATACAAACAGATTTCTGATTTTACAAATTAATAATGTAAATCTATATAAAGATTATCATCATCTTTATATTTCAAACAACACCAACCTGGATGGTATTGTTCTTTCATTGTGTCATCCAATTCAACGATGAATTTTGATGGGTCTTCCATTTCATACTTTGGATGTTCTCCATTCTTTCTCCTCTTAATCTCCTCATTCATCCGATAGTTCTGTTCTTTATACATATGATAATGGTCACCTTCCTTCAAAACAACACCCCAACCATTTTCTTCATAATACCTATCTTCAACCCTTTGGATTAATACATTCGCATCATCAGGTAGTTCGGGATGTTCTTCCAAAAACTTCTTCAATTTTCCAACAGTAAGATAATCTTTATACTTACTTAAATCTTCCAGTACTCTTACTTTCTTATTATCATCCATAGTCCAAAATCAAAACATAAAAAGTTAATTCCAAAGTTGTATCGTGTTCCATAACTCTTGGTTATGAATATTGTTGGGATGATTGCAATTTGTTTGAAGTCATCAGTCCAAGTTAAATCAAAGAATGGTATTATTTTCATAATTATTTAATTTATTAGTTGCGTCTATTCAGATGTTATAGGTAATTTTGCTTTGCAAAACTCCACTTCGTTACCTATAACAAAGTATAAACAAAACAAAAAACAAACAGATTCCGCTCCCCCAAAAAAACACGGAGAAAGTGTTATTTAAGTCTGTGCTATGTTCTGCCCAATCAGTTAAAGTAAATTTTTTATTTTTCCAAGTGTGTTTTTTTGGTAAAAATGGTATCATCAATCTAACCAAAATCCAAGTCGGTAATACTATTATTTTATTTCTCATCTTATCCCAAGTATTTTGA